GCTTAATCTCGTACTCAATGCCCTTGTAGACAACCTGAAACTGGTCAACCGCGTGAATTAACTCTTCGTATGCTGGAGTGTAGCGCACCTCAAAGATGACTTTGTTTTCTTCTCCATGCGTCTTGGCCGCATAGTATGCCTGCCCCCAAAGGTTACGTCTTTCTGCCCAGACCGTCTTCCAGTCAACCCAACTCCGAACTTGGTTGCCCCACTCGTCGATGTAGGTTGTCTTTTTCTGGATAGTGATCTTGTGCCGGAGCACCTTGCCCAGCTCCCGCATCTTATCGCGGTACGCCTGCTTCCTAAGCCCCTCCATCAGTGCTCACCTCTTCTGCGGCCACCTGCAGCTGAAGGCGGAGAATTTCTCGGGCGAAGTTCTGCTCGAAGTACTCCAGCGCGTTGTTGTAGTCGTAGCGACAGCGGTTGATAAGCAAGTCTTGAGCAGGGCCTGGTTCTTCATAATCAAGCTCTGCATCCACCAGCTTGTTCAGACTGGCCTTCGCTCTTTCTATGATGTTAATCAGCTGGAAGTCCTCATCCTCCCAGGTGATTTTGAGATGGTCCTTAACCAAGTCTAACAGCATTTAACCACCCGCTTTCTGCTCGGGTTCCTCGCCAGAAGATTTGGGGACGGCCTCGGTAAAACCGCCCCCCAAGTTCTTCTTGATTTCGGCTAACCTTTTCTTGGTGATCTCGATTATCTGGCCCCTCCTGTAGCGCTCACCTGTATGAATGTCTCGGAAAGGCTTCAGGACTCTTACCTTCATCCTCACTCACCTTATCCCTCGGGCTCGTAGGTTACGACCAGAACGTACATCTCCCTCACATTGCCGTTGGTCACAGTGATGATTATAACGTTCTGACCTTCCTCCCAAGCCTGCGTGCTGCTGAGATCGGTCGGGTCGCCGTTGAGGGTCGCCTCAATCACAGCGTTCGGGTCCGTGGCAGTAGCGGTAACCAGGTCGGCCGCATTATCAGTCTCAGCAGTATAGTAGTGAATGTTTTTGTCAAAGGCCGGGCTGATATCGATGTTGCCGTTTGCTACCTTGAGGTCGCTCAGCGTTGCATCTGGCCAGGAGACCACGCGGATGGCGGGTACGATGGGCTTCACGTTCTCGATGTCGAGCAGGATGAAGCTATTGTTGTCCAGCGGTCGGCCAGTACCGTAGAACTTGGTCAGGTAGACGCGCTCGTCTTCGAGGAAGTGATACTCATCGCTGTACTCGATACGGCCACCCTTATCGCCGATACCCATCGCCATCAAGTACCGCTTGGCCAGTCCGAGAACGGCAGTGCCCTCATCCATGTATGCGCTCTGCACAACACGGGTCGGGAAGGGGAAGATGTCGAGCACATAGCGGCCATCGGGCTGCCTGTAAATAGTAGCAGGCACGATCTTACGCAGGTAGTCCTGCGGGTTGACCACCAGCAAGACCTCAGTAATCCTACGGTTCAGACCATTCGGACCAATGGACAGGTCGGCTATGAGGGGCAAATAGGTCTCCGGCAGAAGATCCGCAATCGGCACAGGCACCTTGACAGCGTACCCGTTAGCCGGGTCGAACTGGCTCAGGTCGCGAATCATGCCGATAGGCTCGAAGATGTCACCCTGCTCGGCAATACCTCGCCCGTTGATGATGCCGTCCTCAAGGCCGTTGGCGATGGCCTCACCAAGAATGGTGCGTACATAGCGATCCAACCAGGCAGGGCCGAGGTCGAGCATCGCCTTGCAGACCGGCACGTATGCCGAAAGCTTGGTCTGTTCCAAGTTGAGCAGCTTGAACTCTGCGTTCAGCTCCTTCTCGATATCACTGCAAAGCTTGCCCCACCAGGCTAGATGACGTCCATCCATGGTGCTGTAGAGGTACTTGATCAGCGCTGCGGTGTTCTGGAAGTTGATCACCGACAGCAGCGGATGTTCTTCGGTGATGTCCTCGAAGATGGCGTCGATGACGGTTTCAGGTAACACGTCATTGAAGCCGGTAAGAGCCTGCTTCGGGTTGTTGCTCTTCATCGCGTTGATGATCCGCTGGTAATACTCCCTTTCCTGGCTGGTCAGGACGCGAACACCGCGGCCAGCAAGGACAGTGTTGTCAACGGACTGCACCAGGCCCTTAGCCTCGGCGATTACAGCCTCTTGTACCGCGTTGGCAAACTCAATAAAGGCCTCAGCAAAGGCCTCCTCATTGTTGTGTTGAACAGCTTCCTTCATCTTGGCCGCAAACTCGGCCTTCTGCTGCTTAAGCAAATCAGGGTTCTTCACTTCTCTTCATCTCCTTCGCTTAGTTTTGAGGCTAACGCCTCCAGGAAATTGAAAAGACCCTTGCTTTCAGGGTCTTGGTGCTCCTGGTCTGGAGCTGGACCTTCTTGTTCGGTTTCGTTAGCTTGTGCCTGGAGTTTAGCCAGGAACTGTTTTGCGAACTCTTCCA